CTCCAATATCTCCAACCACCACGTCTCGGTCCGTTTGGAATATGAACACCCGAATAGTAATTCACAGAAGCTTTCGGCATACCATCACCAGCGTTGTATTGGAAGTATAACGGGTAGTCCCCTTGTCTATACACAAGAAAATCTTGCATACGTTGGGAATAAAATTCGCTCCTCTGTTGGTGGATATTACGTAAATATGACATATCACCCTTATCAACAGATTTAGCATTTGGACTTTCACCGATGGATACTGACTTATTCATCATACGCATCCATATTGAAGGTAAAGCCTCATATACTGCTTGCCATAACAAATATGGACTAATATACTCTTCCAATAAGGTTGTTTCAGCCGCTGTCAAAGTGCTTGTTTCAGCTGCCGATAAAATGTGATTGTAAAATTTGGTGCCCAATAATGTCTGCAAACCGATTTCTTGTGCGATTTGTATATTGGGCAATAAAAGTGCCTCATCAAGGTTTTCATTTACATTTGTAAATTGTTTTACCTTTTCAGCACTAACTAATAAAACACCTAAACTCATAGTCCTACTTTTTCTTCTACGCCAGGGACGGGCTCTGCTAAACCTTCAAAAAGCTCGTTCTGTTCAATTGTAATTTTATGGACTTCGCCAGTTTTGTAGAATAATAACTTTTCAAATTCACGGATAAGGAATTGTTGTTTCGGTGCAATTACCGAACGTAAGAAGTGTTCATAACCTTCAATAATTTCTTGTTTGCTTCCCAATTGTCCAGCTGTTTTGATGCCCAATAAATCGGGCTTCGTAATGCCGTGAGCCGTAAGTATCTTGGTTTGGACAATTTCGTTTAGTGAATTGAACAAATCTGCGTTGTTGTTAGGTGCGATACTTGTAATGGTTGGTTCAGTATCTTTACTATCAGCAAAGTTTAGGAACATCTTACCAGCGTTATTTGACGATGAATAGATGTCTTCAAATTGTCTAAAAATCTGCTCACGTTCGTCATCACCAGGGGTTCCATTATTCAAAGAAATAAATAATGAAGGGAAATAACCATTTTGTATGTTATTTAGTTCAAAGTTCATAATTTCTATGTCAATTTGAACTGGTATTCTACCTATCCAAGAAGGTAATGGATAGTATTTTTGGTTTGGCTGATACTGAAATGAATAAAACACTTGACTATCACCTTCACCACGTAAATTGAAGGCTGGTATTTCAACTGGCTTGTATTTCTGTATGTTTGTCCAGTCAGCCGAATAATAAAATTCCTTTACATAATCATAATCATCTACCTTTCCACTTCTAATCTTACTGAAATCTATATGGTAGAAATCGGCAATTCCTTCACCATCACGTCTTTTGATTGTGTTTAGTGAAATACCATTATGTATTGCAAAATCTACAGCTACTTTTTTATACACATCGTATAAAGTTTCCATAGAGTTCGCCATAAAGAAACCTTCCTTTCCGTCAATAAGAAGATTTTTACCGATAATTCCGTTTATTACCGCATTTAGACACGCTCTATTCGTTGAAGAAAAATTGAACATATCTATACTATGTTGGGGTTGAAGATTATTTTCCCCAAATAATACATAAGGTTTTGATACGATTTTTTCTTCAAAGCTTGGAATATAAGCTGGTATTCCAAATTCGTAGATTTTGAATTTATCGTTTGTATTCTTCATATCTTATAATATAATTTTTTGTGCCTTTACCCAATCTTTTATAAAGTTGGTAAGGGAAATGTTTTATAATCAAATTCAATTTCGGGTAAATCTTTTACCCACATAAAACTTGGATTAGTTATTTGATTTACTTGCGACATTTCTATCACCCAATTATCAAATGTATCAAGACCAGCTAAAAAATAATTAGTATCGTTATACATTTGATTATGACATAAATCATATTGTTCTTGTGTTAGTAATTTACCTACTCTCATATCGCTCTTCCTAATGTTGTATTATAGTTTATTATAGCAGTATCTAAATCTGCTCTTTCTGTTGATGATAAACCAGCACCTATTGAAATGGTTGATACTCTCTGTGTTGATGGTGAATTATAGATATTATTTGTACCAGGGAAATTCGTCCAATAAAGACCCAAAACTGGTATTTTTTCAACATTAGGTGTTATACTATAAGATGTGGTTGTCCTTGTTTGTATCAAACTATTATTTTGATATAATGATAATGATGAAGTGCTCGTTCTATTCAAGGTCATAAGTCCTTCACCATAATTAGATATAGCGTTCCAACCTCCATTTACACCACCATATAATTCAACATAAGCATTAGCCGAGTTATTACCATTTACAAAAAATCTGTAAGGAACACCTTGTGAAGTTTGTAAAAAACCATTTAGACCAGCATCAGCACCCACTCTGTTTCTATACAGAGCGTAGTGTGAAGAACCACTTGTTGATTGGACTAAATCATTATGATACCAAGTAGGGATAACAGCACCCAAATTATTATCTGTCGTCATACCAGATACTCCGTGATTTATCGTGCCATAATAGGTATAATCAAACGTAGCATTACTTGGTTCAACCAAGTTGATTTTATGTGATGCTGCCGTTCCACCGATTACTGGTAAGAACACATCAATCTTACTCCATACACCAGCAGTTTTCAAATCATAAACAAGGGTTTCAACAGCCCCCGACATAGTTGCGTTCAACGTTCCACCAGTAAGGACAACTGCGTTCAAGAACGCTGCGGCATCGGGGTCAATAGCAGGTACTGGCGATGATGTCGGGGTCGGTGTCAAAGTCGGTGTAGGTGTTAGTGTCGCCGTAGGTGTAATTGTCGGTGTAGGTGTTAGTGTAGCTGTAGGGGTCGGTGTTGGACTTGCAGGAACACAAGACGAATAATATGTAAATTCACTATTATTTTCAACCTTACCAACATAAGCCACACCACCAGTCAAATAAGCGTAATAAACATTAGCTGCATCTGTAAATGTGCATTGGGTAGAAGATACAGCAAATGTAGTTGCGGTATATGTATTCCACCAATTACCAAAATTCGCATTATTACTTTCCAAATAAACATAAGCCCCTGGTAATGGTAATATACCTCCAAAGGCATTATCACACGCTTCTTGGAACGTAGCTCCCGTAAATAATGGTTGTGAAGTTATTGTATAAACTGGGTCAGTATTACCCGATAATTGGAAAGCAATTGCTCTTGGTGGGTCTAAATCTTTTTGAAACGCTAAATTGACAATATCAGCAGATGTTGTCCCATCGTCAAAATGTCTAATTCTTTCACATTTCCAAAAAATAGGTAAAACAGAAGTTGTGAAATTGAAATAAGTTGTTCCCGTTTCTGCTGCTCCACCAAAACCTTCTGGAACATAATTATATTGTTCTACTTGCACGGGGTCCAAATAAACCTTGAAACCAGCTGTGGTTGAACCCGATGTAATTTCTACGTGTGTAGTATTACCACTAACATTTACATATCCATTTTCACAAGTATCAAGGTTGTATAATGTATTAGATACACGCATCGTATTACTACTTTCCAAATCTTCAATAATCAAATCTGGATATGCTATATTCCAACTATAATAATTTACTAATGAATTATTCCCTTGATATTGTAATGCAACTTTTTCTTTCTGTGTATTTGTGCCAGGTTTGTAGAAAATGTAATTACTATTTTCTTGGTTTCCTTCAGTATAGATGTATGAATATGCATCGTCAATTGTGTTGTCATAAACAACAGCTCTACCTTCTTCTAATTTGTCAAAACTATAAGCAGGGTTTGTTGAATTTTGTGTAAAACACTCATATACCGAATAATAATACTGACCTGGATAAGGGAATATTTCATAAGGAATATCACCAGAATAACCAGAAGGGGTTTGACCTTCCCAAAATGTAAATTCATCATATCTGTTTGAGCTTGTAGATATGTTCTTTGGAAAAAACCTAACCTTTTCTTTGGACATAATATGCTCAAAAGAAAAAAGGTATTGTGGTGTAGGTATTGTCTTATGACGTGATACACTAACCACCAAGTTATTCTGTTGATTTCTTTGTATTCGTAGCATTACTGGTGCATTTTATAAATCTTATCCAACAATTCGTCTATATTCACGTCCCCTTGTTTGACGGGAAACCCGTGTTTTATCACTTTTGCCGAGTTTTTATGTGTTTGGTGATACTTGACCTCTACCATAACGAAATCACTTCTTATATCCAATATAATATTGCCTACTGAATATCCGTTGTAGGTTTCTTTATTGTATTCAAAATCACCAAAATAATCTAACATATTTTATTATATCGCTCCAAAGTTTAGGTGTTCGTCTAATACACCAACTTTTCCACCTAATCCGTCATCTACAATACGCAATCTGTAATAAGTGTATCCGCTATTTGTGGGATTTATTCCAGCCCCCTTAGCATATACTGATGAAGCATAACCATCAAGATTGATTGAAGTAATTGTGTATGAACCACTATTATACACCCAAAATTCATATTCAAATCCAATTCTGGTATTATTCAACTGAATTGTTCCAATATTGCCAGTAATAGTAAAACTGAATAATGAACCCGTAGATAAATCTACACTAAATGAACCCGATACATTACCACCTTGTCTCCATTTTGTTCCGTGTGCGTTGTATGTGTATTG